GGGATAGTGGGGCGTGATAGTGCCGGGATAGTGGCGGTGCCCTCGGGCTCCCCAGAGTGACAACGAAACGGGGAGGGAGAGGGACGCCCTTGTCTAGCCGCTAGACAACCCCCTCCGCCCGCCTTCGGCGGCCTCATTGCACAGCCAAAGCCTACCCAATGCACAGCAATGGGCTTATGCAATGGCGCACTTTCCCGCTCATGGGCAACCGGCGCACCCCCATGGGGGGAAGCGCGGGTCAATCAATCAATTAAACCCTCTCAGATTTTTTTCCCAAAACCACCCCCGGCTCTCCCATGTGGGACTCCGGTTACCCACACGGCCCCCGAGGGGCATCCTGTCTCACGGGCACTTTTAGATCAATGGGAGAGGCGGGGGTCGAACCCGCACGGCCTAAGGCCAACAGGTTTTGAGTCTGTCGCGTCTGCCAGTTCCGCCACAATCCCTTCTAAGGGCCCTAGGATGCCCTAGGATCGATTCCTTGGGTCAGGACGGGTCTGGAGTCATCTTCGTCGCCCGGATCGTTCTGGGGGCATTCTGGAGCCCGTGGCTTCAGGAGGTCGGGGTTGGACGAGAAGATCTGGCTGAGGGAGACCTCCAGAGTCCTGATCTTGGATTCAGACAACCCTAGGTCATGTACTTCATTCACCATTTCCAAGACCTCATGTAGGAGAGTACTAGAGTACATAGTACCCTTTAGTTCCTCTGAGATATGGATTCTAGGAGAAGGAAAGAAGAAGAATTCACCAAACTCATCCTTGGGCATCTTCATGGTTATTACGGGGATCTCGTAAGGAAACCACTTGATGACCATGGCATCTCCCTAGCGTTTGGCTCTGTTGACCGACTTGGGCACGATCCGGAGGTTCGACATTCGATTGTTCCTTGGATTGCCGTCCTTGTGGTCGATGTCCTTGCCGTCACCCTTGCGGACCCTGCCGTGCTTCTCAAGTTTGCGGCGGATCTTGTTCCGGGAAGCCCGATCCTTGCGGTATTCGGGGGTACCGTGGTACTTACGGTATTCCTCCTTGTAGTCCCGTTCCTTGGCCATTACTTCCCCTTCTTGATCTGCATCTTGTTGTAGGAGGCGTTGGCGATGGCGTATGCCTTACCAGCGGCCATGCCCTGCTTCTTCTCAAGGGAGTGGGCGATCTGCTTGACCTTCTTCGGAATCTTGGGCATTGTTGTTCTCAAAAGTGGAAGTTAAAGTTCTTGATTGCCAATGCTACAGTAAGAAATAACTGTAGCAGTTTCTTACCAAGCACGGCAAGACCAGTACCGAGCCTTGGTCTTGGGACCGGGGTTGTCGCAGTTGTGTCTAGCCCGGAAGTTCTTCCGGCGACCCGGCTCGTTCTTTCGGATCTTCATGTTGGGGTCTCCGAAGCGGACCACCTTGGTCTTCTCCCCGTCCTTGACGCAGACGGCAGACTTCTTGTTGCCGCCGGGGGTTCGCCACGGCTTGTTCAGGGCCTTGCCCTTGCAGGGATTAGACACGCATGACCTCCAAGATCTCTTCGGGGACCATTTCCTTCAGTTCGCGCATGGCCTTGGCCAACGCCTTCGCCTCGTTAATGGAGTCCTTGCTCCTTAGATGGTCCTCGTACCTCAGGATGGCCAGACAGGCGTGGTGGACAATCAGGGTGGCCCACTCGTAGTCCTCGTCGCGCTTCGTCACATCCATGTGGTACCTCTGGGCTTGCGCCCGATGGCGTGTTCCATGAACCGCTCCAACTCGGAATCCAGCAGATCGGCCTTGCGGATGGCCATCTTTCGGTTGACATCCTGAGCCATCTGCTCCACCCAGAAGCCCACGGCCATGCTGAGGACATCCAGACGGTCATCGTAGGCCAAGGCACCCTTGGTACGGGTAATGCGGCTCATCTGCCACATCAGGCTGTACTGGAGGGCCTTCTCGGAGGCATACTGCTTGGTGGACTCGTAGTCGTTCCGGATCACCCCGGTATCGATGACCAGACGATGCTGGTTCATCACGGGCTCCAAGGTGTCAACGATCCGGCGTTCCTTCTGGATGTTGTGCCGGATCTCCTCCACCGTGCAGGGATACTGCTTCAGGAGGTAGGGCTTCAGCAGTTCCGAGAACATGCCGTCACCGAAGTTCGACTCAACGATGATCTTGTTGACGGCATTGGACTTGGCGATCCGAACCAACTGCTCCATCGTCCCTGCGTCATACCCGCCACGGAGACCTCCCGCAGCGGTGACATACAGGAACCCGTTCAGCATCTTCACGACCGCATAGGCGGTCTCGTTGTCGCCACGGCCCGAGGGGTCAATGGCCATGATGCCGCCCTCGTAGGGGATCCACTTGCCATGGATGTCCATGGGACCGTAGTATCGGTCTCCGTTGAACCCAACGCAGGGGATGTCCTTCACCACATTGCCGATGTTCGCTGCCCAGATCGGCTTCTCGGGGGCATTCTCGGGGTTCAGACCCAGCACAATCAGGTCAGACAACTTGAGCGGGTACCTGTCGGCATCGCTCAGGGTGCTGTCGAGCATGAATTGGAGGGCGAACCCGGTGCGCCCGTAGGACGCTTCTCGCTCCATTAGGTCAATCGCGTTGAAGCGTCGAGGATCGGTGGGCTCGCCCTCCTTGCCTTCGACCAGCATCGGGGCCAACTTGCCTCCGAAAGCCGTCCTGAGCCTCGCCTCGGGGTACCTTGCTGGCCAGATCCGGGTGTCGTAGCCCTTTTCGTGCAGCCCGTGGTAGATCGACTGCTCCGTCTGGGGGGTACCGAGGTAGATCACCTCTCCACCCGGCTTCAGGACTGCCTCAAACTCCGCGATGGAGGCCAGCAACTTGTCCCGCATCAGGAAGGTAGCGGAGTTGTTGAGGCTCTCCACATCGTCCGCGATGATCAGGTCTGCACGGCTACCCGTGATCTGGGAGGTGATTCCCTTGGAAACCACGCTGGGAGCCTGAGAGGCGGGGGCAGGGCCGACATCGAAGGCGATCTTGGAGTTGCGCTGGTCTTCCCGAGGCTTCAGGTGCTGGCAGATCGGGATCTCGTTGATCAGCCTGAGGGTGAAGGTACTGAAGTCATCCGCCCGTTGCTTGGAAGCGGAGACCACCAGCACGTTCAACTTGGGGTCGTGCAACAGCCTAAAGACCACATAAGCACTAGTAAGCCAACTCTTGCCCACCCCACGGAACGCTTGGATGACGCGCCTACGGGGGCCCTTCTGGAGGTACTGGCCGATGTCCAGTTGGATGGGTGTCGGCTCGGGCAGACCGAGGTGGTCCCACGCCAAGAAGACGAAGTTGCGAAAGTCCTTGAGTTTTCGTTCAAGTTCGCTCACGCGGCCTCTTCATCGAACGGCATGATCTGGGCAAGGTTCAGCATGGGCTGACTGACATCCGGAGCGCAGTCAATGCCGTTGTCCTTCAGGAACTGACGGGCGACATTGAGTTCCGCCGAGGTTGCAGACCCATCAGCGATCTTCCGCAGAAGTTCCTCTGCAAGAGCGTTGTGAATCTGTTCTAGGATCTTCTTGTTCAAATGAATACCCTGTAAGGAATCGACGGAGGCGGATCAACAAGAGGCAACTCGTCCTCCTGCGCCTTGTCCAGCGTGAACGACACGCGGAGGTTCGCGTGGTAGCGGTTGTCGCCGGGGCGCAGGATCACGCCCTCCTCGTCCACCTGCGCCGGGATCGGCCCGATGCGGTCGAGCGTTACCCCCGTGACGGGCAGCACCATGACCTCGCCGTCCTCGTCGGTGACTTCCTCGGCAAGCCCTGCGGCGATGAGGGCATCGTCGAGGTCGGACTCGGTGGTTGAGCGGAGTAGGTAGTCCATGTCAGGTGGTCAGGGCTTGGAGTTGTGCTGCGGTGTATTGAGTCGGGAAGAACTTGATTCGCTGAATGCAGGAGTTCAGGAAATCTCTAGTGGAAGTTCCGCCCGTGCCATTGGCTCCGACATATAGAACTGTCTTTGCGTTTACCGTTCCGGTTGTTGTCGCTGTCGCACTAGAGAATCCACGGAAAGCACCCACAATGGATTGACCAGTAAACGCGAATGCCCCCTTGTTTCCAAGAGCAACCGACACGGCTGTTGCAACTGTTGCTGACTGAAAGTCCGTACCACCGTTGCCCCAAACAGCAGCAGCAAATCCTTGTCCGACCGGATACCCGCCGAGATATCCAGACAGCAGATTTCCAGCGGAATAGTTGCCAAGATTTGCTGGAGCAGGAGTCTGTGCAACTCCGAGATTTGCTCGCGGATTC